GCCGCAGAGGCTTCTAGCCTCAGACACCACTAATAGGGTGTCTCCCACCTGATCTTGATGCCGACGGTATCAGGACGTCCAGAACGCTCGAGGTGCCTATAGTCCTCCTGGAACGGGAGAACCAAGCACTTCGTCAGTGCAGGCCAGTCATCCAGCTGGTTGGCAGGAATCCTGGTCGAACTTACAATACCCTTTACAAGGGGCTTTTGTAAGGTAGGGTGGATGCGTGTCGCCCGGTAGGGCAAGCACGATTTCCTACCACTGATAGGCGACTCATCTGCAACGATTGGCATCGGGACCCTAAGGGTCTCAAGCCAATTATCACAGAACCTAGTAGCTCTCCAATAACCTCTATCATACATGAGATTACGGAAGGCTATTAGGCTAAGAACGCCCTTAGCGTCAGTGCGGTTGGGAGGGAGTAGTTCTCGGAGCTTGACGTAGCCAACGTCAACCCCTTCGTAATAATCTCCTCCACAAGACTCTCTGAAATTACCTTTCCAGAACGTCTTGCTCCAGTTTACCTTTAGACCATATTGCTCTAAAGACTGGACGACGCATTGCACATGGTCTGAGGGGACGACAATGTCGTCTCCAAAGACACGCACCTTGCCAGAAAGCTTCTTAAGAGACTTTCTGGTCAAGCGGGTGTTGAGCGATCTCTGGATCCCAAGGAGGGACAATGTCAAGAAGACCATTGCCTCGACTGGAAAACAGAGTGCTGAACCCATAGACGCGAACTTCGCGAGGCGGATTACTCTGCCATCGGGAAGTAAGGCTGACCGGGAACGCGTCGCATCGAGAGCGGCACTTACGTGCGGCCATCGAGCGAAGAGTTCTCTGACCAGCTGATTGGAGACTCTGTCCGAGGCCTCTGAAAGATCGATCGTAGCCAAGCTACGAGTCAGAGACCCCTGTCTCGCCATACCACGACTAATGTCTTGGTCGACGAAGCCAATCATTCGAAAGCCTGATGTCTCAAGCTTTTGAATAAGACTGGCTGCGACAGCCTGCTGCATATATTGCATGCAGGTGGGTTCAACCGCGATCACTCGCGGTGTCTTCAGCGTTTTAGGGACAAGAACAACCTTTACTGGCCGTTCTTTCCCGGGTTCGAGGAAGTTAACATCCTGGTAGACATGGCTATGTCTCCAGCTAGGAAGCACATACTCCCCGAAAGGGAATAGCGCTTCCAGACGTTCCGGCCACTCCCGTTGGGCCCACTTGGAATTACCAGTGAGCTTGTCGGCAGTGGCGCCTGGACCGTGATGCGGTAGCAGCTCATAGTTCCAGATCTCGCGATCGAGATCTGAAAGTATAGGAGCAAACAGGAGAGAAAACAAACGCTTAACCTCTTCATCAAGAGGGAACGCAATTTTGTCATTCTCTTTAACTTCCCGCTCACACTCGAGGTACTTCTCTAACGCAGCATTGTTCCTCTCTGAGGAACAAGGCATGTTGATCTTGGCAAACATCAGCGTCAGCTGACGTATTGCTTGGATCGCGTAAATAGAAGGATTCTCGAGCAACACACCACTCGAACGGTCAAAGACGAGGTCGAGGAAAACCTGCAGAAATGCGGGAGCTCCAGACTTTCTGGTTGTAAAGCCAAGAAAGTCGTAGCGACTTACCTGCTTCTCTTCGAGGCATCTTTCGAACGCCTTTCCGAAAGCGGGCAGGGTGATCGTCAAAAACGATACACCTTCGTCTTTTAACCGACTATCAACGGTTTCGTAATCTCGTAAGATGTTCTTAGCGAGATTACTCTGCCATTGATAGGTGGCGCCAGTGCAGCACCAAACGCATGCATCTGCATACGTTTCCTTCCAAAGATACAACAGGCTTTTCATGAGGACCTCTCCATTTTGG